GTGGTAGTAGAGGAAGGCTTGATGTGGCGTTGTACCAAATGCCATTTCATTTTTTTAACCAAGGAAGAAGGAGAAAAGCATGATAGTGAAAGAAATTGTTGAGAACGAGAACGGCACGATGACCATCATCTGTGACTTTGAACCCGCAGAAGTACGTGCTTGTGTTGAGGTAGGCTTTATAAAACTGCTGAGAGACTACTTAGATGAACACGCACCATTCCATCAAAGGAATATAGATGCTGAAGCCAAAGAAGCGTGAGTTGACCAAGAACGGCAGAAGCGTGAGCGCTAAACTGACTCAAAGTGAATACGAAGAGTGGGTAAAACTTGGTAAGGGTAAGTGGTTAAGAGCGTTCTTGAAAGACAGCCGATTTGAAAGGAAAGCAAATGGAGGAAATTAAAAAACGAAAGGGACGAGGCCCGAGTAAGAAGCCGACCCTCTTCAATACGAGCTTGCGATTACCAAAGCATGTGATGGATTACTTCAACACTTACTATCCGTATTCAAAGCAAGCCAAGATTCGTGAAGTTTTAACCGAGTATGTAAACAGCCAACAGCAAGGAGCTAACAATGGCAACAGCTAAAAAACGCAACACAAGCCGCGCCGCAAAAATGCGAGCGTATTTCGCCACCAACCCAACAGCTACAACTGCTGAAGTAGCCAAGAAATTCAAGACCACGTACCAAATTGCGTACATGGCTAAGAAGAGTATGGACAAGGAAGTATCAGGAATGATATACGAACTTACCAAAGGGCGTAGAGCGGCGGCGCAAAAATGGGAAGCAATTACATTCACTTCAAGCGACACACCAATCACAATGGAGGAGCCAACCGAAGACCCAGTGAATCACCCTGCCCATTACAAGGTAGGTGGTATGGAGACTATCGACTTTATCGAAGCGAAAGATTTATCCTATCACTTAGGTAATGCTGTGAAGTACATTAGCCGAGCCGACCACAAGGGCGACCGCAAGCAAGATTTGGAGAAAGCCAAGTGGTATCTTGAACGAGCAATCGCGCAAGCCTAACAAATTGTTAGGGTAAGCCCCAGCCACCTTCGGGTGGCTTTTTTACGTCTGTGCTTGACATTGTCTAGCAATGTGTTATTATCGCCGCTTGAAAATAATTTGGAGTAGTTAGTGGCGGCAACCCCCGAGGCCAAGGTCAAGGCCAAGATTAAAAAAATCCTGAAAGACAACGGTGTCTACTACGCCATGCCCATCGGCACTGGCTACGGCAACTCAGGAGTCCCCGATTTTCTATGCTGTGTCAACGGAAACTTCCTTGCTGTTGAAGCCAAGGCAGGCAAAGGCACGACCACGGCACTGCAAGAAAAAAACCTTCGAGAGATAAAACAATGCGGTGGCACAGCCGCCGTAATTGCCGAAGAGCAACTCGAATACTTAGAGCAACTTATCCAACTGATGAAACAATGAAGGAGCTAACAATGACTGAATTATCCGCAGGTGTACGTGCGCTGGTAGGGCGAATGGAGTCCAATCCCAGTGAGTTTTATGGTAGTGCTGACAAATGGCACTTCATGTTCGCCGCTAATTTCCGTGAGGTGTTGACTGAGCCTGAGAAGGGTGCACTGCACGAAGCGCTGAAAGAAGTACGGCGCAAAGAATTCGACGAGAAGGTCATGCGTGAGTTGTTGAAGGACAACATGGAAGAACAACTAAAAGGCGCTCCTTACTTTACCGCGCAAATAGGTAGCAATAGTGGGTTTGGTCAAGCGCAAATAAAGGCAGAGGGCTCTCGTCTTGGGTACAACCTCAGGGAATCTAACGCAATAACCAAAACTGGAACGGCAAACCTGAGACTCGGCAAGGAAACCCTGAGCGAGAGCGACATAGCGCAACTCAAGGCGGCAACCACATCCTCGAATCTTTTCAGATGAACATAATCACAATCGACTTTGAGACAGCCTACGGCGGTGACCTTGGGTTTGCCAAGCAGACCACTGAGGAATACATCCGCGACCCACGCTTTGAAGTTATCGGTGTTGCGGTACAGGTAAACGATGGCGAGCCGGAATGGTTCAGCGGTAGCCACACAGCCATGTACCAGTTCCTCAATGACTTTGATTGGGAGAATTCCCTTGCGCTGGCGCACAACGCAGTGTTTGACGGAGCCATCCTGAATTGGATATACGGCATTAAGCCCAAAGGCTGGTTGGATACGCTGAGCATGGCGCGAGCATTGCATGGCACTCAGGTAGGCGGCAGTCTAGCGGTCTTAGCGACCTACTACGGAATCGGGGTCAAGGGTAACGAAGTTGTCAACGCCATCAATAAGTTTCGCAAAGACTTTAACAAGGAAGATTTGGCACGATACGGCGACTACTGTAAGAACGATGTGAAGCTGACATGGGACTTGTTCGGTTTAATGAGCCAAGGCTTTCCAAAGATTGAGCTACGCCTGATTGACCTGACCATACGCATGTTTACCGAGCCAGTGTTGCAGTTGGACAAGTTGATGTTAGACCTGCATCTTAAGTTAGAGAAGATGCGCAAGACAGAGATATTGAACAACTTCGACAAAGACACTTTGATGAGCAACCCGCAATTCGCCGACTTGCTTAGATCACTTGGTGTTGAGCCGCCCATGAAGAAGAGTCCTACTACTGGTAAGCAGACTTACGCATTCTCTAAGATGGATGAAGAGTTCAAGGCCCTACTGGAGCATGAGAATGCGAATGTGCAAGTATTGGTTGCGGCGCGGTTAGGTACAAAGTCAACCATTGAAGAGACCCGCACCGAGCGGTTCATTGGGATTGCTAAACGAGGCCCAATGCCTGTACCCCTACGCTACTATGCCGCACACACTGGACGCTGGGGTGGTGACGACAAGATCAACTTACAGAACTTACAGCGCACATCCCCACTGAAAAAGGCTGTCCTTGCGCCGTTTGGTATGGTAATGATTGATTCAGATTCCTCACAGATTGAAGCACGGACGCTGGCATGGCTGGCTGGGCAAGACGATTTGGTAGAAGCATTTGAAAGGGGCGAAGATGTATACAAAATCATGGCATCGGCTATCTATGGCAAAAAGATTGAAGAGATCACAAAGGATGAGCGTTTCGTCGGTAAGACAACGATTCTTGGGGCTGGCTATGGTATGGGTGCGGTTAAGTTTAGAACGCAACTCAAAGCTTTTGGAGTGGAGGTATCGGAGGATGAAGCGAAACGCATCATTGATACATATCGTCGAACCTACCCAAACATATCAGCGTTGTGGAAAGAGGCGGCAAAAATATTCTCCGCAATCATCGGTGAACAAACCACATCCTTTGGTCGGGGCGGCATTCTCAAGGTAGATGGTTCCGAGGGCATCCTGCTACCCAACGGACTGCGCTTAAAGTATCCCAACCTACGTAAAAAGACAGACGACGATGGCGATGTTGAGTATGTGTACGACACCAAGAAGGGCAAAGCTGTCATACCCAACCGAATCTACGGCGGTAAAGTAATCGAGAACGTATGCCAAGCACTTGCACGTATTGTGATAGGTGAGCAGATGTTAATGATTGCAAAAAAGTACCGCGTAGTTATGACGGTGCATGACGCCGTGGCTTGTATTGCACCGGAAGACGAGGCTGAAACAGCTAAGGAGTACGTTGAGTTGTGTATGCGTATCCGTCCGTCGTGGGCACCCGAGCTACCCCTGAACTGCGAAGCAGGGTATGGAAAGAGCTATGGAGATTGCTGATGAGAGTCTTGTGGAAGTACATCAACAAGAAAACACGCGATGTACATTTTTCATGGGACAGATGGAGTCGTGGCGATGCGTATGGGTTTTGGGAATTTAGAATACCAAAGGAAGATTTATGAGTATCGTATGGTCGTTCAGTAGCTTAAAAACATTTGAGCAATGCCCAAAGAAGTACTATCACACCAAGATAGCCAAGGATGTTGTTGAGCCTGACACAACGGCAACGCTGTACGGCAAGACTGCTCATACTGTGGCAGAAGAATACATTCGTGACGGTAAGCCAATCCCGCCAGCGTTTGAGTACATGAAGGACACGCTGGATGCCCTCAAGAATTTAGAGGGGGAGAAGCTGTGCGAGGTAAAGCTAGGCTTGACCAAAGACCTAGAGGCTTGTGAGTTCCATGCCCCGAACGTATGGTGGCACGGTATTGCCGACTTGGTTGTATTGAACGAAGAAAAGGGTTTGGCGCATTCCGCCGACTACAAAACCAGCAAGAGTGCACGGTACGCAGACACCAAACAACTCGACCTTGTGGCGGCTGGTCTTTTTGCCAAGTTCCCCAAAATCAATCGAGTGAAGTCAGCCTTGATCTTTACGGTAAGCAAGGAGTTTGTGAAAGCCGAGCACCACAGAGAAATGATGCAAAAGTACCTAGAAAAGCCAGCGATGGGTGTTGCACGGATTGAGGCGGCATTGGAAAATGGGGTGTGGAATCCTATCAGTGGGCCGCTGTGTAAGTTCTGCGCGGTCAAACAATGTGAATACAACCGGAGTTAATCATGCCCTACGTAAACAAACCTAGACCATACAAAAAAGAATATGAACAGCAAAAAGCAAGAGGCGAATCTGATACACGACTTGAACGTCAACGAGCAAGAAGCGAGATGGACAAGAAGGGCGTTGACCGTACTGGAAAAGACATCGACCATGTGGTTCCCTTGTCCAAAGGGGGGAGCAATGCTTCAGGAAATCTTAAGCTCAAGACCCCGAGTGCCAACCGTTCGTTCAGCCGCAATTCAGACCATACTGTCAAAACCAACAAGCCAAAGAAAAAATGAACTTATCAGAGTATGAGTGGCCTCGTCCCCACGGGTTCACACCGTTCGATCATCAGAAGACTACAGCCGAGTTCCTAACGACCAACAACAAAGCGTTCTGCTTTAACGAGCAGGGGACAGGCAAGACAGCATCAGTGATTTGGGCAGTTGATTATTTGATGCAACGAGGATTAGTGAAGCGAGTGTTAGTGATTTGCCCCTTGTCAATCATGAAGTCGGCATGGCAACAGGACTTGTTTAAGTTCGCAATCCATCGCACGGTGTCAGTTGCACACGGCGCGGCTAAGAAGCGCAAAGAGATCATCAATGCGGGGTCAGAGTTTGTCATCATTAATTTTGATGGAGTTGGAATTGTTAAAAGTGAACTGCTCAAGGGCGGGTTCGATTTGATTGTGGTAGATGAAGCGTCAGCGTATAAGAATGCGCAGACAGAGCGGTGGAAAGACTTGCGAGACCTAACCAAAGTCATACGTGGGTTGTGGATGTTGACTGGAACTCCCGCCGCGCAGTCTCCTGTGGATGCTTACGGATTAGCAAAGTTAGTGAACCCCACTGGCATCCCCCTGTTCTTTGGGCAATTTAGAGATCAAGTAATGCTCAAGGTCAGTGACTACCGCTGGATACCACGCCCCGAGTCCAAACACATTGTTCACAAGATACTCCAACCAGCTATACGGTTTGAGAAGAAGCAGTGCCTTGACCTACCCCCTGTAACCTTTGTTGACCGTGATGCACCGCTGTCACCCCAACAGATCAAGTATTACAACGTACTCAAGAAGCAGATGTTGATTGAGGCCGACGGAGAAGAAATATCGGCAGTCAATGCCGCCGTGAAACTCAACAAGCTACTTCAAATATCCGGGGGCGCTGTGTATACGGATACTGGAGAAGTCCTAGAGTTTGATGTATCTGGCAGATTAAATGTGGTGCAGGAAGTCATTGAGGAATCAAGCCAAAAAGTGCTGGTGTTTGTACCCTTTACCCACACCATTGAGCTTCTAGAAAAGCACTTAAAAAAGCACAATATAAAGTGCGAAATTATCAATGGAGAGGTGAGTGTCAATAGACGTTCTGAATTGGTGCGGCGGTTTCAAGAGAACGAGCACCCCAAGGTTCTTATCATCCAACCACAAGCAGCATCCCACGGGCTTACCCTAACTGCCGCCGACACAATTATTTGGTACGCTCCGTGCTCAAGTGTAGAAACATACCTACAAGCCAATGCCCGAATTGACCGACCCGGTCAAGTTAACCCGATGACAGTCGTGCATATAACAGGCAGTCCGATAGAGACAAAGATGTACGCCCACTTGCGGGGCAACATTGCACACCACACAAAAATAATTGATTTATACAGGCAAGAAATTATTTTAGAAAGTACTTGACATTGTCAAGGTCTGTGATAAACTGACCCCCCCGAAACAACTGGAGCTAACTATGGACGCATTAGAAGTTCAGGACGAAGTCACCACCCCTTCTGTCCCCCTAGACAAACTGACCGCTATCTACATCAAGATGCGCGACGCCAAAGATACCCTCACTTCCAAGTATAAAGCCGAGTACGCCGACATCGAAGAGCAGATGGCGTTGCTTGAATCGGAGATGCTTGCGATCTGTAAAAACATGAATGCCGACAGCATTCGCACAAAAGCTGGCACGATTGTTCGTTCCGTAAAGTCACGGTACTGGACGAATGATTGGGATTCTATGTACGACTTCATTGAGGAGACCGGTGCATATGGCCTGCTGGAGAAGAGACTTCATCAAACAAACATGAAAGATTTTCTTCTTGAGAATCCTGACCTTCTGCCGAAAGGCTTGAATGTCGAAAATCAATATACCGTGGTAGTTAGACGTTCTAAGGAAAACTGAAAATGAGCAACATTACTTTGTTGAACCAAGACCTCCCCGACTTTCTGCAAACCGCTGGAGTCAGTGAGCTTACAAAACAACTCGCCGGTCGCACTGGCGTTAAACGAATCGTCCCCAAAAACGGAATCTTCCGAAAAGTTGTGGGCGGTGAAGAGATGGGTAAGGTCAAAGGCGACTTAAATGTTGTCGTTATCAATGCCTCTCCCAAAGTTGGGCGTATCTTTTACGCAAAGCAATGGAGTGCCGACGCTGAGCCAACAGCCCCCGACTGTTTCTCTAATGATGGCAGTGTTCCCGATGTTGGTTCCGTTAATAAGCAATCTGACCGTTGCGACTCATGCGAACAAAACATCAAGGGTTCGGGCATGGGCAACTCTAAAGCTTGCCGCTACTCACGCCGCATTGCGGTTATGTTGGAAGAGGACTTCGGTACTTCCCTCGAAGGTTCTGTGTATCAAATGAACTTGTCTTCCAAGTCTTTGTTTGGTGACAGCGTTGGCGACAACACTCATCCCTTTGAGAGCTACACCAAGTACTTGTCCAACAACGGTAAAAGCTTGGACTACGTTGTTACCCAATTGAGCTTCAATGAAGACAATGACAACCAGTCTATTTTGTTTACGCCGACTCGCTTCATCAACAAAGGTGAATACGCCGCAACCAGTAAAGCCGCTGTTTTACCCGAGACACAGAAGCTGGTTGTTATGACTCCGTATCAAGCCGATACAGGTCGTGCGCCAAAGTTGGAAGCACCAAAACCATTGGGCGAAGCTTTTGAAAAGGAAGACGCCAAAGCCCTTGTCAAAGCACGAGCCGACGCAGTAGATGAGCCTAAGAAACGTGAATCCAAGAAAGCTGTTGAAGCTGCCCCCGCATCCAAGAAAAGTTTGGACTCAGTGGTCGCGGCTTGGACGGAAGAGGAGTAACGCATGACCTATGGTTACAGCCAAAAATTAGTTGAAGCCAATAAAAAGGCCGACGCTGAATCTTTGGGCGTAGCCTTGGGTCGCTTCTGTATAGCGAGGGAGATTACTGCTACGCGAGTGGCAGTAGAGCTAGGGGTCAGCCGCATGACGGTTTACAACTGGTTTTGGGGTGCGTTTACCCCATCTCCTACCCACGCTGAACAGATTGAGCGTTTCATGGCACGACATAAAAAACATAAATAAACAATGTCCACATTTGATTTGCTAGATGCCGTGTTACCCACGGAGGGGCGGTACTGCATAGTTGGCATAGGTAAATATGTTGACCAGCGTTTTGCAAACACAAGGGAAGAAGCCGAGACACTCATCCAAGAGTTCAACACCAAGCAAGTCAACGTGTATTTTGGCTGTGCCAAATTTGGTACAGCAGACGACAGGACGCACGACAACGTAGCCTTTGTTCAAGCCTTATGGCTGGATATTGATTGCGGCCCGACCAAGGGTGTACCGAATTCCAAAGGGAAGATTGAGGGCTATCTCGACCAGCAGACAGGGCTGGAAGAGCTTAAGAAGTTTTGTAAGACAGTCGGCTTACCTAGACCAATTTTGGTGAATTCCGGCAACGGTGTTCATGCTTACTGGTTGCTTGAAGAGATGTTATCCCGCACGGTGTGGGAGCCATTAGCCAAGCGGCTAAAACAACTTTGCAAAGAACATGACTTGATCGTTGACGACAAGGTGTTTGAAGCATCGCGGGTTCTTCGTGTGCCCGGTTCAATGAATGTAAAAAAAGGGTTAGAGGCCAAAGACGTAGTCGTGTGGAACGGGGTTTCGCCGAGGCTGTCTATTGAGAAGCTGCGTGAATTGTTGGGCGCACCCGAGCCGAAACAAGAAGAAGTGCCGGACTTTATACCCTCTGCCATGAGTCCCATGATGGAAGCATTGTTGGGTAATAAGGTCAAGCGGTTTAAGACCATCATGCTCAAGGCCGAGAACGGCTGTGCGCAACTGAATTACGTGTTTCAAAACCAAGCTGAGATTGATGAGCCACTGTGGATGTCGGCGTTGTCTATCCCTGCTTTCTGTGTAGACGGAGACAAGGCGGCGCACAAGATGTCCGACCAGCATCCCGAGTACGACCCTGCCGAGGTAGAGAACAAGCTTAGGAATATACGCAAGCGCGGTGGCCCACACCACTGCACGACATTTGAAGAACGCAACCCCGGTGGTTGTGATGGTTGTGTACACAAAGGCAAGATCACTTCACCTATTGTGTTGGGTATAGAGATAGCAGAGGCAACCGAGGCCGACAACGAAGTGGAGGTTGAAACCGAAGCAGGTGTTGAGACGCACCAAATACCTGAGTATCCGTTTCCGTTTTTCAGAGGTAAAAAGGGTGGTATATATGTTCGTCCCCCCAAAGATTCCGAAGAAGACCCCGTAATGGTGTACGAGCATGACTTGTATGTACTCAAGCGTATGCGGGACAAAGAGTTAGGTGAGATAGCGTTGTTCAGACTTCACTTACCCCATGACGGGGTGAAAGAGTTTGCGATAACCACTGCGGCTATTTCATCAAAGGACGAGCTACGTAAACAGCTTGCCCAACAGGGAGTAATGGCGCACCACAAGCAATATGAAAATCTTGCAACGTACGTTGTTACAGCAGTTAAAAATTTGCAATACATGAAGAAAGCAGAGCTTATGAGAACACAATTTGGATGGGTTGAAGGCGACAGTAAATTTATTATGGGTAACAAAGAGATTACCAAGGACGGTACGTTCTACAGCCCATCATCGTCAACAACAGAGTTTTTTGCCGAGAAGGTTCACGAAAAAGGTGACATAGATAAGTGGAAGGAAGTCTTCAACCTGTACGCACTCAAGGGTATGGAGCCTCACGCTTTTGGAGCCTTAACTGCGTTTGGCGCTCCACTAATGAAGTTCACTGGGTTAAAGGGTTCAATCATTAACGTGATTTACGAATACGCCGGATCAGGGAAATCAACCATTCTGCGCATGTGTAACAGTGTGTATGGTATGCCTTACGAACTTATGTCAATTGAGAAGGACACGCTCAACGCCAAGATGCAACAGCTTGGGGTAATGAACAACATCCCCAACACGATTGACGAAATCACTAACATGTCCCCCAAGGAGTTTTCTGATTTGGCATACGGCATCAGTCATGGCCGAGGCAAGAACCGTCAAAAGGGTTCAGAGAACGCACTGCGCATCAACAACACTTCATGGCAGAACATGACTTTGTGCTCGTCTAACGCCAGCTTTTACGAGAAGTTGACCGCATTGAAGAATAGCCCAGATGGTGAATCCGTACGGTTACTTGAGTACAAGATAGAACCCAATGATTTGATTGGTGTAGCTAGGGGCAAAGAAATGTTTGACCACCAACTCAACGAGAACTATGGTCATGCGGGGGAGATATACCTTACATGGCTGGTAAACAATTTAGAGTACACCAAGGATTTGATAAAGAAAGTGCAAGCCCGACTGGATAAAGAAGTTCAGTTCACCTCACGGGAACGCTATTGGTCTGCCACCGCCGCTTGTAACATTGCCGGTGGTTTAATTTCTCGTCACCTTGGCTTACATGATTTTGATATGACCGCTGTGTACGACTGGCTAAAGGGCATGTTGGGTGAAATGCGCCACGATATAAAGCCCCCACAGTCAACTCCCGTTGCCACCCTCGGTGAATTTCTTGATAGCCACCACATCAATGCTTTGGTGGTTAACGGTGAAGTAGATGCCCGGAGTAGTATGTCGGCGTTACCTTTGCAAGAACCTCGTGGGGAGTTGCTGGTACGTTACGAGCCGGATACTAAACACATCTACGTAGCAGCCAAACAGTTCAAAGAGTTCTGTATCAAGCAGCAGGTCAATTACAAAACCCTGCTCAAAGAGTTAACCGACTTGAAAATCTTTGTTGAGACGGTCAATAAGCGTATGTCCAAGGGTATGAAGGTTGCTTCCCCTGCTGTGCGTACGTTGAAGTTTGACGCATCGAATTCCGAGTTCCTGCGCATGGATGATATGTTGGGGCTAAATGAAAATCGAGACCGTGTCGTATCAGATTGATTGGTCAAAGTTTAGAGCCGGTCATTCATTTTTTGTACCCTGCATAGACCACAATGCGGCACGGGAAACTGTAGCCGCTGTTACAAAAAGGTTGAAGATACCTATTGTTACAAAGGTTGTAATCGTGGAGGGTATAAAAGGTTTGCGAGTTTGGCGCGTTTAATGTAGACTAATATCAATGGTAAGCAGTTGCCATTTGGAAGAGTTAGCTCCTTCCAGCCTCCCCTTCCCCCCGCCTATGTGCGGGGGTTTTTTATTGGGCCATCAAACGCTCACGCTCTAGTTTCTTTTCCGACGGTTCCAGCAATTCAATTAATTGCGGATAGTACTTTTTGTCAATAGGCATACCACGGTCGGATTTAATCTTGCGTTCCATTTGCTTTTTAATTGATTGCTTAATGTTGTCACCACCAATCATGTCGTAGGGGTTTCTGCTATTAAACTTAAATATTTTGTCAAAGGCTTTTTCAATGTCTTCATCCGAACCTTTGTCCAACTCCCGCTCCAACCGGTCAAGTAAGCTGGTGCGTTCGCGTTTTACTTTTAAGATTTCACCTTGCAATTGGAAGATTGCTTCCCGCCGAGCCACAAGTCCTTCAGTAGCGAAACCCATAGACTGAGCCAACAACTGCCCCTGAGTAAATTCCTCGGCTTCCTTGATAACCGCGCCTGATGTAGTAGTTGCTCCTTCTTGTGAATACCGATAAGCAGTAAGTGAACCGCGCACAAAAGCCGGGGATAACTGCTCGATACCCTTCAAAATTTCCCCTCGGTTCAGCGTGTCAATGGCGTTAGGGATTTGTTTAAACATGATAGATGCGCTAGGGCCGAGCAAAGACATAAAGTATTCCTGCATAGCCGCAGCAGAAGTGGCCTGCTCTTTTACATCCGGCACCCACATGTTGTTCATGGACAAGCTACCGGAAATGTCGTAGCCAGTCATAGTGGCAATCAAGCCTCTGTCTAAGACTTCATCCAATGTGTGATCTCCAATCTTAATGTTGCCAAAAGTTTGCGGTAGCCATATGTTGCGGAACCAAAACTCTAAGTCGCGGCCTTCTAATGGGTCGTCCTCGTCGTCCCCACGCATTGCATTCATCATGCCCTGAATTGCGCCCATAGCCATTGTTGCGCCGGGAATACCAACGTAACCAGCAAGCGCGGTAGACATAGTCAACGTGCCAACCAACTGGGTCATAGCTTTAGCGCGATCTTGTGCATCAAGCCCCGCCAGCGCACGGTAAGCGTTACGTATAAAGAACGTAGTTACAAACGTGGGGAACATCTTGAACTGAAGAATTGTGCGGCCTATAGGTTTTTGAGCGTCAAGTACAACTTCGCGTTCAGCGTTAGCCAGCAACCCGCGAGGGCGGTTAGATGCGTGATAGTTGCCCAAAGCTTCGTGGGTCTCGGCTTCGGCTGCACGTAAGGCTTCTTCGTGAGTGTACTTCTTGCCGGTTTCTTTGTTGATCTCTTTAGAATACATATCGTAGGAAGTCATAAAAGTCACTTCACGAATCATGCGCTCAGAGTGATGGAATAAGCTAGTCATTACATTGCTGGCACTGCGAATAGTACGCAACGTAGTACCTTCAAGTTTGCTAGTCGGCGTATCTCGGCGGTTACCAAGATCGTAGGCCAACGTGTTGTCGCTGATGCCTCTGTCTGCCATGTACTGCGCAGCCAACTTTTGATCCTCAGTCAACTTAATCAAGCCGTTGTTTAGGTAGGAGGGGAACTCAAACGTGGTTGAGCCGTCTTTAGCTTGCCGACGAATACCGCTTGTGCCAAAAATAGCCATTGACTTAGCAAGAGCCTTACCAACTTTGATGGGATTAAACCCGTGATTGGATGTAAGCACTGGGCCAACAAATATTGGAAGCGCCGTTAACTGAGTAGCGGCGGTCTTGATCGAAGTCATCAACCACAAGTAGGCCGAGGAGTTCAACAGCGCAGAAGTTTTATAGCCTAAGCTGTCTTCCGAATCAGGGCGAACTTGCTGTTCGGCACGCATACGCATCTCAGAAACAAATTCACCGAGGCGTTCTTTGTCGGGGTTTCCTTCAAGCGTGTCGTTTGCACGTTCAAGCTCGTTCATGATGCGGGGGCCATATTTAATACGCGCCAATTGATTAGCCATGTTTGTGCCGGTCACCGCAAAGTTACGAGCAATGTCACCGCTAAAACCGGTAGTGCCTTGACGATGCATGTACTGTCTGCGGAAATTGCGGTCAGGCAAAGTCTGCAAATACATTTGATAGATTTCGTCTTTGAGCTTCTCGGCATCAATGCTGGTCATAGCAGAAACCGTATTACCAAAATCATCAATGACTTCTTTGCCAGCTTTTACACCCGCATCAATAGAGTTAAAGATTTCTTTTAACATACCGCTGGCATCTAAGTCCCGCTTACGCGCATCAGACAAATCGTTGCCTATGTCGATAACTTTAGATTCCTGCATCTCACGCAAGGATTCAGTGAAACCAGCCTCTTGCATTTGACGGACGCGTTTACGTAAAAACATGTTGCGATCAAAAGCGTTCTCAAACATGTAGAATTCGCGGTTCACGCCCTTACCAATGCGCAACCAGTATTGGCCGTAACGCATCAATGGGAAGTACGGGTACAGCTTTTTGCCATCTTCGTATATTTGTTTAATCTGAGCAATCAGTTTACCTTTGGGGGACTTGCCGTCTCCAGCGGTGCCAGCCAACTTTGAATTAGCAATCTGCTCTTCCAGCAACACATGATATTGCTCGTGGTTGGCTTTATAAAAATCTCGGACTTGCTCATACAACTTTTTATTTGCGTCGGTCAAGCCATCCCACAACTTTTTCAAGTCGGCATCTTTAGTTAAATTGCCAGCTACAGTTGGGTCACGGTACAGCAACGTGGAGTAGTGCATCACATTAGCAAGACGCCGTAGTTGCTCGGGTGCGTTACGTGCCAACTTTGCTAAGGATTCGGAGACGGGCACCATGTCCGCCGTAGCTTTATTACGCATAGCCGCCATATCACCGAGGTTTTGCCAAGACTCTTTAATACCTTTAACGCCGAGGCGGTCGGCCCATTGAACTACGGCCTCTGTTTGCAACATAGGCAGTACTTGGCGCAGCTTAAAATTATCAAACCCAGCGTACATAGAAGACAGCGCGTCGGTTAAATCCTGCATACTGCGCAAGTTAACAAGCAGAGGCAAGTCTCGGATTATGTCGGCAAAGCTAGACGTTTCTATACGCTGAAGAATCTTGTTGGTCTTTGCTTTCTTCTCTTTAATAGCCGACGATA